CGCTGATCGCTGCAACCGAGAACGAAGTGCAAATCGCTATCGATAAGCACTACGAGTACAGCCGTCTGATTGAAGACATCGTCGAGACTCAGGCTCTGAACTCGCTGCGTCAGTTCTACACCGACGACGCTGGTTACGCTTTGGCCAAGCAGGTTGATTCTGACCTGATCCAACTGGGCCGTGCGTTCAATGGCGCCACCGTCGGCACCAACGACTACGCTACCAGCAACAGCTCGACCAAAGCTTTCATCGGCTCGGACGGCACTACTGCCTACAACAGCACGACCTCGAACGCTGCTGCGCTGACGGATGCTGCTATCCGCCGCACCATCCAGCGTCTGGATGACAACGACACCCCGATGGACGGTCGTTTCTTTATCATCCCTCCGTCGTCGCGCAACACCCTGATGGGCCTGGCTCGCTACACTGAGCAAGCTTTCGTGGGTGACGGCAATGCTATCCGTAACGGCGAAATCGGCAATCTGTACGGCATCCCCGTGTTCGTTACCTCCAACGCCGACTTCGGCGCGGGTAACTCGGGCGCTGACCGTATTTGCCTGATGGGCCACCGTGACTCGATGGTGCTGGTTGAGCAGATGGGCGTTCGCTCGCAGACTCAGTACAAGCAGGAATACCTGGCCACCCTGTACACCGCAGACATGATCTACGGTGTGAAGGCCATGCGTACTGCTGCAACTGTCGGCGCAGCTACCTCGTCCTCGGCTTTTGCTCTGGCTGTCCCGGCCTAATTGAGCGCCCCGGCCTTTGGGCCGGGGGTTTCCAACTTAATTAGGAGAACATCATGGCAAATGCAACTTCCGTGACAGTCCGCGCTGGCAATGACCAGTTTCGCGGTCTGTATTCTGACACTTGGCTGGTTTCAGCCACACTAAATGCAGATAGTCTGGCCGACGGCGCAGGCGACACTGATACCGTAGCGGTTCCAGGCGTAGCTCTGGGCGATATGGTTCTATCGGCGTCGCTGGCAGTAGACGTCGCAGGCTTGATTGTGACTGGCTACGTCAGCGCAGCCAATACTGTCAGCATTCGTTTCCAAAACGAGACTGGCGGTACTGTCGATCTGGCGTCAGCTACGCTGCGCCTGGTCGTCGCTCGCTCGCTGGCCTAATAATCAGGGGCTTCGGCCCCTGATTTTTCATCTGGAGTACCTATGTCTGTAACTTTTCGCTGCCTCTCCAGCGGCCAAACCGTCACTTTCACGCTTCAGCATGACATTGATAGCATGAAAGGCCATGCCGGTTACGTCCGAGTGGATGAGGAAGGGAACGAAGACCCGCTGCAACACGACGCTGTACGTACTGACACCGCATTCAGGGCGCCTACCCCACAAAAACGTCCTGGTAGACCAAGGAAGCATTGAAATGTCTGAGATTGATTTGCGCGAATTCGGCAAGCTGGAAGCCCAGGTTGAGGTACTTCAGACCGAAGTCCATGCTTTACGCGATGACGTCAAAAAGCTTTTAGAGATGGCCAACAAGTCCAAAGGTGGCTTGTGGGCAGGCATGGCCATCGTTTCGGCCCTAAGTAGTCTGGCCGCGTTTGTTTTGGATAGGACACTTCTAAAATGAAAATGAGCAAATCCGACAAGAAGGTCAAGAAGGTCATGGGGGAGTACAAGGCCGGCACGCTGCATTCCGGTAAAGGTGGCCCCGTGGTCAAGTCTCGCAAGCAGGCAATCGCCATCGCGCTATCCGAGGCCGGCAGATCCTTGCCGCAGCGAGGCCAGCGTACTGCTAAAAATAGGGCCAAGAAATGAAAAAGCCAGTCTGGGATCAGAAACGCCCAAAGGGTTTAGGACCCTCCAAGCCGCTATCCCCGGCTAAAAAAGCTGCTGCCAAGCAAATGGCCAAAAAGGCCGGGCGGCCCTATCCAAATTTAATCGACAATATGCGAGCCGCGAGGAAGAAATGACCTCTAAGACGCCAGCTTGGCAGCGAAAAGCCGGTCAAAACCCCAAGGGCGGCTTGAACGCCAAAGGCCGTGCGTCCTATAATGCTGCAACAGGTGGGAACCTGAAAGCGCCGGTCAAGTCCGGCGACAACCCAAGACGAGCTTCTTTTCTTGCCAGGATGGGCAATATGCCCGGCCCCGAATACAAGGGTGGCGAACCGACCCGGTTGCTGCTGTCCTTAAAAGCGTGGGGCGCGTCATCCAAGGCAGATGCAAAGGCAAAAGCTAAAGCTATCTCCGCAAGGAATAAGGCGAAAAGCAAATGACCTATTTAGAACTCGTCAACTCCATATTGCTCCGGCTGCGCGAGCCAACGGTTTCTACTGTTGCGCTGACCGCGTATTCCCAGCTCATCGGTAAGTTCGTCAATGACGCCAAGCGTCAGATTGAGGATTCCTTTGACTGGAACGCCCTTGGCCAAGAAATTACCATTACTACTGTTTCTGGCACGTACGAATACGCGCTGACCGGCGCTGGCCAGAAATTTCGCGTCACCAGCGAGCCACTAAATACGACTAGCAATGTTGTCATGCAAACGATCTCGGTGGCTGACATGCGTCGTCGTCAAAATTTCACGCCGATCGTTCAGAACATCCCGACGCAATACTGCTTTGAGGGCGTAGACGCCAGCGGCGACGCCAAGGTGCAGCTCTACGGCATCCCAAACGGCGTCTACACATTGAAATTTTTCTTGTGCGTGCCGCAAGCTGACTTGACGGCTGATGGCGATGAGCCGTTAGTGAATTACAAGTTGATCGAGCAAAACGCTTATGCTCGCGCGCTAGTTGAGCGCGGCGAGGATGGCGGCCTGTCGTCGTCGGAAGCCTACAATCTGTACCGCTCGATGCTCTCGGATTACATTGCCTTGGAAGCGACGCGCTTTCCTGAAATGCAGGAGTTCGTCGCAATATGAGCCAGACACTTGAGCGATTTTCGATCTCCGCACCTGGGTTTTACGGATTAAATACCCAGGACTCGCCGCTGGATTTGGCGGCCGGGTTTGCGCTGACCGCTCAAAACTGCATTCTGGACAAGTACGGCCGCATGGGCGCACGCAAGGGTTGGACTAAGGTCAACACCAGCACTGGCAATCTGGGCGCCAACGATGTGGGCGTCATCCATGAGCTGGTGCAGTCCGACGGCAACGTAACGGTCTTATGCGCTGGCAACAATAAGCTCTTTAAATTAAGCGGTACAAGTCTGACTGAGCTCACCTACGGGGGAGGGGGTACGGCCCCAACGATTAGCGCAAGCAACTGGCAGTGCGCGTCGTTAAGCGGTATTACCTACTTTTTCCAGGCAGGCCATGACCCGCTGATATACGACCCAGCAGTCAGCACCACTACGTATCGGCGCGTTAGTGAAAAGACAGGCTACGCCGGCACCGTGCCATTAGGCAATATCGTTTTGTCAGCTTACGGTCGTTTGTGGATTGCCGGCACCAATGCCGACAAAGTGACGTTGACGTTTTCTGACTTGCTCTCCGGCCACGTCTACACCGGTGGTACCTCCGGCACATTAAATGTCAACTCCGTCTGGCCGAACGGCGCGGACGAGATTACTGGACTGGCAGCGCACAACGGCTTTTTGTTCATCTTCGGCAAGCGCCAGATTCTGGTGTACCAGGGGGCTACTGCGCCGTCCACCATGTCGCTATACGACACAGTGATTGGCATTGGCTGCCAATGGCGCGACTCGATACAGAGTACGAACACGGACGTCGTTTTCCTGTCCAACAGTGGTGTGCGGTCCATCATGCGGACGATTCAGGAAAAGTCGGCACCGTTTCGTGACCTAAGCAAAAATGTTCGCAACGACTTAATGCAGTTAGTTGCTGGCGAGACACCTGCAAATATTAAAGCTGTTTACTCGGAAGTTGACGCGTTTTACCTTCTTACGTTTCCCACCGCCAATCAAGTGTATGTTTTCGACACACGATCGGTGATGCCAGACGGCGCGTCTCGCGTAACTACTTGGTCGCAGATAGACCCTACCGCTCTATACGCCCGTCGTAATGGCGATTTGTTGATAGGCAAAACGGGCTACATAGGCAAGTACACAGGCTATTTGGACGACACTTCAACCTACCGTATGGCGTATTACACCAACCATGCGGATTTAGGTGATGTGTCGGTGACATCTATTGTTAAACGCATTTCAATCGTAGTTATTGGTGGGTCAAATCAGACTGTCACTATTAAATGGGGGTATGACTTTTCTGAGAACTATCTTTCGGAGAACGAAGACATACCGACGCAAGGTATTTCTGAATACGGCATTGCAGAGTACGGAGCTAATGGTGTGCCAGTCGCTCAATACGCAGGCGGTATTGTTATCCAAACTTTGACTACTCAAGCAACAGGTTCTGGCAAGGTAGTGCAAACAGGATACGAAGCAGAAGTAAACGGGTATGAGTTGTCTATCCAAAAGATTGAGATTTTGGCCAAGCGTGGCCGTATAAGTTAAGGAGCGGCCATGTCCGACTACACAAAATCGACCGACTTTGCCTCGAAAGACGCGCTGCCCTCTGGCAACGCGGGCAAGATCGTCAAAGGCACTGAGATTGACACCGAGTTCAATAACATCGCCACAGCGATTGCGACTAAGGCAGATTTGGCCAGTCCGTCTTTGACCGGCAGCCCAACAGCGCCTACGCAATCAAGCGGCGACAGCTCGACTAAATTGGCAACAACGGCGTTTGTGGCTGCGGCAATAACGTCGGGTATCGCTGCGGCATACCCAGTCGGTTCTATTTATATCAACGCTACTAACAGCACTAACCCCGCGACGCTTTTGGGGTTTGGTACATGGACGGCGTTCGGCGCTGGCCGCGTGATGGTAGGTTTTAATGCGTCTGATCCACTATTTGATACGGCGGAAGAAACCGGCGGATCGAAAGACGCAGTGGTAGTTACCCACACCCACAGCGCATCTACCAGCATTAGTGATCCAGGACACCGGCATACTGAAATGTATAACAACGGTGGCTCACCAAGGGCTATGGTGTCTAATACAGGTGATGGCAGTTCAACCGCAGGTAATGTTCCGGCAGCCGGCGGCAATACTACTAGTAATGCGTTGTTAACTGAATCTTCTAATACCGGTATCAGCGCATCAACTTCTGTTAGCAGCACCGGTTCCTCCGGCACAAATGCAAACTTGCAGCCGTACATTACTGTGTACATGTGGAAACGCACGGCATGAGCGCCGTACTTGAAAATGTTGGTGGTCAAATTACCCATCATTTTTCTGATGGGTTATACGCCAAAGAAGCTTTCGTGCCAGAGGGCACAGCAATTTTGAAGCACACGCATGACTTTAGCCATTTGTCGATTTTGGCTAAAGGCAAAGTGGCAGTGATGACGGATGAAAAGGTTGATATTGTTGAGGCGCCTGCTTGCATAGAAATAAAAGCAGGCATAACGCACGGCATCAAAGCGATTACTGACTGTGTTTGGTTTTGCATTCACGCAACGGACGAGAAAGATCCGGATAAAGTGGATGAAATTTTGATTAAGGGGTACTGACATGCCAATCGGTGGACTTATCAGCGCTGGCGCAAGTTTGCTAGGCGGCTATCTTCAAGGTGAGGCCGCTAAAGACGCGGCCGAAACGTCTGCAGGCGCGCAACTTCAAGCCGCACGTCTTGCGGCGGAAGAGTCGCGCTTTAGACCTGTTGGTATTACGACACGGTTTGGCACCAGTCAATTTACGATGGACCCAAAAACGGGTCGATTAAGTGCCGCCGGCTACACCATCAGCCCAGAACTTAAGGCGTACCAAGATCGATTGGCCGCTTTGACGGGCGGAGCGCTTACACAAGCGGAACAAGCGCCGCAACTGTACGCGCCGCTAGGCACTGCAGCAACGGGCCTATTTGGCTTGGGCCAGCAATACATGGCGCAGTCGCCTGAGCAAGTCGCGCAGCAGTACATGCAGCGTCAAATAGATTTGCTGGCACCCGGTCGTGAACGTCAATTGGCTGAGTTGCGCAACCAAGTGTTCCAGACTGGTCGTTCCGGCTTGGCAGTTGGCGCAACAAGCGCGCGCCCATCCGGCATGGCAGGTCTTGGTGCTACCAACCCAGAACTTGAGGCGTACTACAACTCGTTGGCGCAGCAAGACGCGATGCTGGCCGCTCAAGCCCAGCAAGAAGGCCAACGTCAATTGGCGTTTGGTACGGGCTTATTTGGTCAAGGCGCTAATTTGCTTGGCCAGATGCAAGCCGGCCAGGTTGGTGCGCTGACACCATTTACTAGCTATCTGGGTGGCGTGAGTTCTTTGGAGAGCCTGGGTCTGCAGCCGCTGGAACTAGGCGCCAATTTGGGTGGCCGCAACGTCAATACGGCAGGCGCCAATGCGCTACTGCAAGGCGGTTTGGGCGCGGCTCAGTCAATGCAGCAAGCAAATGCGTACAGTCCGTGGGGCGCAGCCTTAACTGGTATTGGCAATACTATGCAACAGCAGCAGATGATGAATCGTCTGTTCCCGTCGGCGCCGGCGCCAGTTGAAGAGCGTTCGTTTACCCCCATCGCTCCTCCAGCATTTGCTCCGAATATTTACGGCGGCGGTTCCGGCACTACTGGCGGCGGCTATACCTGGGCATATTAAGGAGTCATCATGGCAAGCGAAATCTTAGGGCTATTCACGACGCCTGACATGTACCGGATGCAGCAGCAAGAAGCGCTGGATAGGCGCGCGCTGCAGTTTGCTCAACTAACGCCGTTCCAGCGCGCGGAGATGAGTCTTTATAAAGGCGGCGCCAACTTGGCCAGCGGCCTTGGTAGTCTGCTAGGTGTCGAAGACCCGCAACTGCGCATGATCAGCCAGCGCCAGCAACTCTCGCAAGGGCTGGATATGACTGACCCAGCGAGTGTTATGAAGATAGCCGAACAAGCAGCTCAACTTGGTGATATGCAGTTTGCCACTACGCTGGCTGATTACGCACGCAAGGCGCAGGTGGATATTGCTACCGCCCAGCAGAAGATGCGGGAGAAAACTGGCGTTGCCGCACCGATCCAAGTAGCGCAAACCAGAGCGCAACTGTTAGACCAAAAAGCACAACTTGAAGGGCTACCAGATTCCCCCGACAAAGCGCGCGCTATGGCGATGATAGACAACACCTTAGCTGCTTTAACAGCTACTTCGCGGCAAGGTCAGATTCCTGACGCGATTGAGATTGCGCGCGAACGCGCGGCGCTAAAAGGATTGACACCCGGTACTGACGCATACAATGTTTTTGTAGATAAGACTATTGAAAGTCTAACTACAAAATCGGCGACTGAGAAGCGATCCGCGTTTGCTCAAGAATTGGTAGATGCCGGCCTTGATCCAGCAACGGACGAGTTTAAAAACCTTATGGTTCGTCATGCTGAAGCGCAGATTGAAGGTAAACGTAAAGGCCAAACTACAGAAGTTAAATTGGCATTGCCCGGCCAAGGTAAGACCGGCGCGGAAGGCGTTCCCGCATTCCGTAATGAGGTTATTCGTACTATTGACCCGTTCCTTAAGACAGTTACATCGGCTGATTCCGCGATACAAAACATCCGCGACTCAATCAAAACGGGCAACTATATTTCGTTTAACGCTGCGCGGGTTCAACTGGCCAAAGCGCTTGGTGACAGCACACTAAGCCGACGTGACATTGAACAGGCTGGCGGCGATCCGTCACTGATTGGCGGTTTCTTCGACACTACCTCTACGTTGTTTACTGGAACGCCGACGATTGATACGCAGAAGAAAATTGAGTCTACTTTAAGAGCTATTCGGAAAGTTGCGAAAGAGAAGGCTAACGCTGAACTGACTACGCAGCGCAAGATTGCGGTGCAGTCTGGTTTTAACGCTGATCAAATGGGCGTAATTTTTGATTTTCCTACGCTTGGTAAGTCTGCTGCTCCTACCGAAGCGCCTCGCACTAACGAGACGATCCCATCAGACGTAGGCGCTCGGGTCGGCGGCGCGCAGCCTCCAGCCAAAGCGCCAGCCGCGCCAAAGAAGGGGCAAAAGCAAACTATCACGCTTAAGAGCGGCAAGGTGCTGACTGTCGAACAGGAATAATCATGGCCTACAAGTACACGATTGATGGCAAGGTCTACCGTAGCGAGACGCCGCTAACAGATGACGAGCTTGAAGAGCTCTCCGGTGGCGGTCGTACCGTACCTTTGATGCCCGAAACGACGCCTGCCGCAACGGGCGATTACCGCACAGAAGCGCTGCGCCGTGGTTTTGCCGGTACGGTGGGCGCATTAAGCGGTTTGGGCCGCACGCTGTCCGACACGCTTACCAACTTAGGTATCAACCCGATCACGTTGGGCGCAACCGTTGCCGGTCAACGCCCTGCGCCTGCGCCTGTCAGTGCGGCGGAATCTTTCCGTGCAGGCCGCGCGGCGACCTACGTCCCATCAATGCGCCTGTTCGGCTCGACCGGCGCGCAGCCGACTACTACTGGCCAGGCTATCGTCGCGCGCGGCCTTGAAGCGATTACGTCGCCGGAGTCCTACCTATTCCCACCGTTGGGCGTTGTATCCCGCATGGGCCCTGCGGCTCAAGTACTCGCGCGGCCGGCCGAGCAGTTTTTGCTGGGCGGCGGCGCGGAAGCTGGCGGTATTGCAGGTGAGGCGGCCGGCGAAAAAGTTGGCGCGCCAACCGCTGGCCGTGTGGCCGGGTCATTATTGGGCGGTCTAGGCACCGCGTACACCGTAGGCTCTACCGGCAAACTCGCCATCGATGTCGGCGGCAAAGGTTGGAATGCCGCCAAGAACATGTGGGATAAGGTGCGCGGCAAGACGCCGGAAGACGAGTTGTTGAAAGAAGTTGACAACCGTATTAGCAACGTCTTGATCGCTGCCATGTCGGCGCGGCCCGACATGATGTCTAAAGTCGAAGAGGCCGTCCGGGCACAGCAGAGCGTGTCGCTGAAAGCGCCTGGTGCGCCTAACGTGCAGTTGCCGACGTCAGCGCTGATCGCCGACAACCCGGTTATCGTTAGCTTCATTCAGAATCTGTCGTCGCGCGATCCTGAATTCCGCGCTAAGTACGGTTTGCAGTTCGAGCAGGCTGTTAACGATCTGCGCAAGAACCAAGTGCGTTTGTTCGGGGACCCAACCAAGATTTCCGCTGAGGCCGCACGTCAGGCCGAGGCGGGCAAGCCTTTGGTGTCTGGTTACGACTTGGCCCGCGCAGAACAGCGCAAGGTGCGTACTATTGAGGAGCAAATTGCTGATGCTTATAAGCGCCAAGAAGTTGACCCCACTGCGTTTGGTACGCAAGTTGAGCGTCTTGTGGCGCAAAAGGAAAAGACTGCGAGAGAATCGACTAAGCCCCTCTACGCCGAGGCTTTCAAAGTAGCCACCAATAAGGGCGTCGAGTTGCCGCCGGCTGCGGTCAACGACGTATATGACTTTGTGGTCAATAGCCAGAACGCCGATATATTCGCTCGCTTTCCGACGATCTACAACAAAGTCCGCGCTAAATTCCGCCCGGCAGAAACTGAACCTAGTCCTGTGTTGACCGCTGAAGGGCGTCCGATGACGCCGGCTGGCCGTGAGTTCACGCCTGCCAGCGTGGAAGATTTAGACTCCCTAAAGCGCGAAATCAACAAGCAGTTGCGTGGCAGCCGCGACGAGAACAATGTGCGCCTGCTGACGCTCCTAAAAGAGCGCGTCAACGGCCATATCGAAAGCCTTGACCCCGACTTCGTAAACGCCTACCGCAACGCAGATAAGGCGTACTTGCAGCGCGTTGGCTTGCCCTTTAGCGCAGAAACCTTGAAGTCTATCGACCGTAAGAAGTTTGTTGAGCAGATCGCGCCTGCGCTAATCGGCAACCGCACGAATGTTGACGACTTCCTGCGTGTGACAGGCGCGGATGGTGAACAGGTTGTAAGAGACGCGTTCTACGACAGTTTTGCCAAAGCCGCGCTCAAGAACGATGTGATCGACCCCAAGGCTGCCAGCAAGTGGTTGGCGGCTAATTCGCAGAAGATGGCGCCGATCGCTGGTTTGGAAGATGAGTTGCGCGGCGCGGTCAATAACGTCCAAGCGCTAAAGGCGCAGCAGTCGCGTCTTGAGGGTGAATTCCGCCGCGTAGCAGGCCAGCAGATTCTTGGCAAGGAAGGTATCGCCGAACCCGCCGACTTGGTTAAGAAGATGTACGGCAGCGTGGATTTCACCAACAAATTCATGCGCCAGTACGGCGCCAATAAGGACGCCGTCAATGCCGCACGCGCCTACATGTTGGACGACATCGTGGCTAAAGGCGGCAACGCGGTCGATTTCCTAAACAACCGCGACAACGCGGCGATCTTCAACCGCGTATTCGGCCCAGGCTACTCAAAGAAAGTCGCGGACTTTGCGGCCGTATCGGAACGCTTAAACCGCGATCTGACCCAAGTTGCCTTCCGTCCTGAGACGGTGCCAAAGACCCCGGTTGAAGAATTAACCGGTATTCCACTAGAGCAAATTATTTCGCGCTTCTTCAACCCTGTATCGGGCGCTCGATACGCGGTGACGTCGCTGTTTAGTAAATACTGGGCCAAGCAAGCTGCGACGCGTACCGAAGAGAAGCTCAAAGAATTGCTGCTAAACCCAACAGATTTTCTCAAGGTCGCTAGAGCAGTTGAGCCCAAGGCCAAAGGTGTCACGCCAGAGCAGATCAAGGATTTGTTAAGCGTTGGTAAAAAGTACGGTATCGACTGGGTGCAAGAAGCTTCCATGAATATGCGGGCTGGCGCGACGCGTGGCGCGGCGGTCGGCATGCAGCCGCCCATCGAGCAAGCGCCTGTGCCTGAACTACCGGTGGAAGAGATGGAGGACTAAATGCCCTTCGCGCTTATCGCCGCCGCTAATACAGCAATTGCGGCGGCGAAGGCCGGATGTAAGCTTTACAAGGACATCAAAAACGCAGCAGGCGATGTCAAAGAAGTACTGGATGATTTGAAAAAGCAGTTTGCTGCTAAACCAAACCCATCCGTAGAAGAAAAAAAGCAGTACAACGAAGAAGTGCAACGGGTGCAGACCATAGCCAAGACTGACCCTAATGAGGCGCTAGGCGATATTGGCGAGCATCTCGGTAAGTTCATGGACGCTTATGACGCTATCATCAAGCTGTTCCTAAAAGAAGAGATGGAGGCCAAGAAGGTTTACAAAGGCGAAGAGAGTGTTGGCCGGAGAGCGCTTAGGCGTGTGTTAATACGGTCCAGGCTTGATTCGATGTTGGCAGAGATACGAACAGAAATGACGTGGAATGCCCCGCCGGAACTCGGCGATTTATGGACGCGATTTGAGAAGATGTGGGAACGAATTAACCATGAACAATCAATCGCTCGCGCTGAGGAACTGCGGAAAGCTCAAATAGCAGCATGGCAACGGGCAAGAACAATAAGCAAGGCAAAGGCGCTGGCAACGTGGATTGGCGCGATCCTGTTCG